TTCGTTGCTTTGTTTGAATCTTGAGTTGTAGGAGTTGGATACATACTTTTGGCCTCCTCTTGCACTTGTATCCTCAATGCCTTGGGTATCGTTTTCCCTTGCGCCTTGTGTTTCTCTGCTCTCTTCTCCCAGGTTTCCAGACTCTCTGTGCAATTGTCTTTCGCTACAGGAGTTGGATACATCTTCTTGTTCTCCAGATACAACATCGCATCTGATAGTTTCGCTCCGTAAGTCTGATTGGTTTTGTTCTTCTTCCTTAAAATGAAACCCCCAGATTTTGTTCTCTCTACCCTGTGAGACTGTTGCCCTCCCTCTTCGCAAGCTGGAGTTGGAGTTGGGTACATCATTCTCACTGTGTCTGCTAGATTCAAACTGTGATCTGTTTTGCCCTTCTTTGGCATTCTTCTCCCCCTCTCGTTGAGAACCATGTCTGGATGCTCTATTTCTTGAGTCGTGGGTGTTGGATACATTGCCATTGTCTGTGGGTCTACTTGTTCTCTCAGATTGGAGGGACGAGTTCTCCCTTTTCTGTGACCCTGTTGAAGTTTGAGTGTTCCCTCTTTGCTCCTTGGTGGTAGATGATCCATTGTGTTGGGAGTCGCATACATGTGATTCCCCCAACTCCCTTGATCTCTCTTGTACATACTGGGAGCGCCTTGATTCGCGGTTGCTGTTGGAGTGTGCAATAATCCAGACTCTTTTTCTTTGATGCCAAGCACCGATGCCTGAAGCTGGAATAATACCACATTGGACTTCGAAACCTTCTTTTTCCAGGTCATCTTGCACCTGTCTGAGGACCATGCCGTTTTGGATGTTAACAATTCCTTCCACATTTTCGCCAACAAACCATTGGGGTTTGTAAAGGGACACGACTCTAATAGTTTCATCCCAGAGGTAACGGTCGTCATCTGTTCCTCTTCTTTTGCCTGCGACTGAGAAAGGTTGACAGGGGAATCCTCCGGAAACAATGTCAACTGATTCAAAGGTATCTTTTGTGACATCTCTTATATTTCCAATGATTGGTGTGTTAGGCCAATGTTTTCGTAATACTTTTTGACAAAATGCATCTTTTTCTACAAATCCTATTGTTTCTATATTATTATATTCTGCACCTAAACTAAAGCCACCAATACCAGAAAAAAGGTCAAGCAGTTTCATTTATCTTTGGAAACACATTCTTGTTTATATTTCGTATATCCAAATATATCTAACGATGGGTTCTTTGGATCTGCTTTTGACCATCCTTTGTCAACCCATACACAAGTATATTCTCTTTCATTATTTTTTCGTTGTACAAAAAAGTCTGCATTACTCCACGTGTAAATGTTAATAACCAAACCTAAAATTAAAGTTTCCATAATACCCCCTAGTCTTTTACTTGATCCCATTTATTAAGTTTATATTTTTTAAACCATACAGATGGTTTATTACATTTTGCTGCCCTAAATTTTCTTAAAGGATATTTCTTTTCATAATCCTCAACTAACTCAGATACAGCGTTGCCACAATTAGTTACCCAATGACATGGATAATGTTTCATGTATAGTTTGTTATTTAACTCAAACCAAAGCGTCACAATAAAAAAATCAAACATCTATACCTAACTTTTTTCTTGCGTTTTCTCTAATTTTAAAAGTTTTTTCGTCATAACATCCCCACCCTTGAATATCAATGTCATTTTCTTGCTCATACATTTCAACTTTGTTCCATATGTCATCTATAATGCAAGCAGGAACTTCACCATAAACAATTTCTTCACCAGTATACAGAAACAGTATTAAAATCCATTTCATCCCTGCTCCTTTGCAAATACATATAGATGATCGTCAAAATGTGTACATCTTTGAACATGAATCGCTTTCATCTTGTGACCATCATATTCAAAATCACTATTCATAACTATTTTTAGGTTATCTGGAATAGAAATGTGAATACCTTTTTTGTAATCATCGTGTTGTAAGGAATCATCTCTATATCCTTGAGCATAGTTTTTATTATCTAAATATACTAAAAAAGATGCCCATCGTAAATCTTTAGTCATCCGCATGACCATTCATTAATTTTTTTTTATATTGATTTATGTCAAGTTTGTTTTTTTTGGCTTGAAATTCCACATATTCGTGAACTAATTTTGAAATCATAGTTCCAGGTGCACGAAATTTCTCTTTACACAACCCTTTTAATAAAAAATAATCCTCCGCTCTAACAGCGACAGATTTCCATCTAGTAGTATCCATTTAAGATCCTTTCTTTAAAATTAATAATATTCTAAATTATAAGCAATAATGGGATAAGTCAAGCGATATTGACAAAATCCACGAAAAAAGTATAAAATAGGTGTATGATGATACATAATTTACTATCGCAGAAGATGGCTTTAGAATCTCAGTGGAACAGTATGTATACAAACACTGGTATTTATACTATTGAGATGAAAGCTATTGAAAAAAGAATAGATGAGTTAAAATCACAGCTTGTGATTGCAGATATTCAAAAAGCAAAGTCTTCTAGCTAGCAGATCCAAAGTCGTCACCTATTGCGACATCTACTACACTTGGAACATTCAGTTTCACGCAGTCCTCCATCGCTCTCACTATTTTTTTAACATCATCTTCTTGGACGTTAAAACACAATTCATCGTGTATTTGTAATAGAGGTAAATATCCTAAATCAACACAAGCTACGATTGCCTGTTTTGTTTGGTCTGCTGCAGAACCTTGAATTAATCTATTGAGTGCCTTGTAAGTAAAAGCGCGTTTAATATTATTAGTACCATATTTAGCGCTAGCATTTTCAAAAGTTTCTGGAGTATGAATACCAAAGTCACGAGGCTCCCACATATCAAACCTACATTTACGACCTAACTTCGTTCTGATTACACCCTCTTCATTTGCTTTTTTCATACATCTATCAGATAACATTTTTACAAAAGGTGCTCTTCTATTAAACTTACCAATGAGAGCACTAGCTTCATCAAAACCAAGACCAAGCATATTTGCTAATTTGTTTTTACCCATACCATACATTAAACCTAAACCAATTGTTTTGGCTTGTTTACGATCTATGCCAACTAAATCAGCCACAGTTTGATGAAAGTCTGCATCTGCATTAGCATAAGCTTCTACTAACTCTTGTGACCCTTCGTACCCTTCACCAATACTAGATGCATAGTGCACCACGAGTCGTGGTTCTTGTTGTGAGTAATCAAAGCTACCCCACTTATATCCCTCTTCAGGTAAAAATAAACCACGAATTAATGGCCCAAATTCTTTATTTCTGGCGGGTAGCTGTTGTAAGTTAGGACTACTCATTGATAGACGTCCTGAAACAGTGCCACCATTATCAGAACGTAATTGATTTATCTCTGCATGAATCCTACCTTTATATTCATATTTCATTATTGAATTTAAGAAAGTATTGTGAAACTTATTTATTTCTCTAGCGCTAACAATAAGTTTTGAAATCTCTGTATCGTTATTAACTAACCAATTTTGTGTAAAACTTGGTTCTTTAGATTTTGGTGATTTAGGATAATCTATACCTAATTTGTCAAAAGCAAAAGCAATTTGTCTAGCTGCCCATATGTCAATATCCTTACCCACTAATTTTTTTATCTGCTGTAAAATATTTTTTTCTTTCACAGCAAACTGTTGTTGTAACTGTTCAGCTTTTTCTACATTAACACGAATGCCTTTTTTCCTCATTTTTATTAAAGTTGGTAATAGATTTTTTTCTAACTGCCATATTGTGTTAAGGTTTTGTTTAAATATTTCGTGTTTAAATCGTTGCCATAAAAGGTACGTGAGTCGTGCATCTTGTTCCGCATAGTATCCTACATGCTCTGCTGGTAACATCCACATTTCCATTTTTGGATCTACACCATGAGCCTTGGCTGCTTCATTTAAATCCGTTTCTGCTTTTAATTCACCAAGATAATCTTTAGCTAAAGAGTTTAATCTGTAAGTGTATCTATTCTCATCAATCAGTGCTCCTGCTATCATGGTGTCAACAATCTCTCCCTTTACTTCAACACCATAAGCATTTAACCATCCTACATCGTATTGAGCATTGTGAAAAATTTTACGACAAGGTAAGGCACAAACATCTGACATATACTGTAATACTTGCTCCTTGATTAGATTACCACCACCAAAGTGACCAAAAGGATAGTATGCTTGAAAGCCTTCAGTAGCCACAGCAAATCCAATTATCTCTCCAGAGTTTGTTGCCCAACCAGAACCTAGACCCTCATTGATGCCTGTGTCCTTTGTTTCTAAATCAATGGCAATCTCTTTAGCTTCACTCAAATCTCTATAGTCTAAGGGAGCTGACCAAATATGCTTTTTAAAATTAAATGTAAGTTGAAGGCTAGTCATAATCGCGGTCTTTTATCATCTCAAGATAGTGAATCGCCTTTTGTATATCATCTTTTTTTCCTTTTAATTGATGACGACACACATATTTTATTACATTACCCTCAGCAAACTGTAATTTGTTCATGTTAATGAATTGTGAGGGTTGTATTTTAAAATTTCTATAATGTAAACTACCCTTATTCCAAAGATTATCCTCTTCAACTGTTTCATAAAATCGTTTCCATAACTCATTAAATTTTTCCAAATCTTCATCGTCAAAATGTTCACCATGCTTTTGAAAGAATTTTATTAAAAGATGTGAAATCTCATCTTTCATAATACTCACTTTTGATTTCATTTAATAAATCAAGATAAGTTAGTTCATTCTTATCTTCCAAAAATTCAATCGTTAACATCATTCGTATACCATCATAATTTAAAACCATATGTTCTTTTTGGTTGTTAAATAAAAATCTAGTCCCAGGATAATACTGCAACTCAGTAACAGTGTGTTGTACATCTGCGTGGTCTCTAAAAAAGGTATAAGATGTATTTGGAGTTGCTATCATAGAATTGACACACACACCTCTATTAGAATCAGTATGCCAATTATACATAGTGCGGTTTTCCATTTTTAAAACACCCGCTTTATAAGAATGCCTATCGTGTAACCATTTGTAAAAATTATCTTTAAATAAAACTTCATTAGGTATTGGAGTTGCTATAAAATTAAAATAAGGTATCCACTCAGTGGCTGGATTGAATACAATATTGTGTAATTCTGGACTGTAAAATTGTCCTACTTTTAGTTCTTCAAAATATGGACTCATTTTTTCTCCTGTAGGTACATAAAATAATCTTTTCCAATAGGGTAATTATATTTATAGTCTGTGGATAAAATATGTAAAGTGTTTTTTGCTCTTGTAACCCCTGTGTAATAAACCCTTTTCTCATCAGATTGCTCATCTTTTGTTTTATGAGAAAAGGATGCTGGCCAATTTGTTTTTGAATAAATCAACACATTGTTAGCCTCACCACCTTTAACAGAATGAATAGTATCAATAATTATCTGAGGTTCTTTATCAATAGTTTTTTGACCATAAGCTCGAAGTAAGCGAATAAAATACTGAGTTTGATTTGGTGTAAAGTTTCTTTTTAATACAATCCACCAAGGTCGTGTTTGTTCATAATCCTCTAAGTCTAGACCCGCCCATTCTTTTAATTGTTTAAAAGTAAACGTCTGTGTTTCAGGAATATTTTGCCAAAATTTAGGTGTTCTAAAATCAAAGTCTTTTAAATCTCTGATATACTTATACATATTTTCAGCTTGATCTCTACTGATGGATTTATCTTTTGACAAAGTTGTCCAAGCTTTAATGGCATTCCACTGTTTTGTATCAAAAGACTTATTACCCTTATTGTCAGAAAAGTATAAGCCTGCGTCCTTTGCGGCCATCTTTAATTCTGTCACAGTTGAATTTACTCTACCCAAAATATACCAAGTCCCTTCAGAAGTTTTGAATGGTATTTCATTAAAGTTTAAATACCTTTTCACTGTACCAGACTTTTCAGTGTGTTCATACTCTTTTTCTACACTGTCAAATATGCCTCGCCTTATTATTTGTGAGAATTCATATATCTCTTTACCAAAGCGTCTTGTTTGTCTAAGCACAATAGATCGTCCTGTGAAATAAGTAGTAAAGTATTTTGGATCTGCTCCAT